AAAAACGAACAATACATCAATGAAACTTACGTTTATTGGAATTGAATTCTTTTAGAATTTATTTTGTTTATGTATAGTAACATCAATAATGAGTGACTTGACATTACCAATCATTGGATTGACCACGTTAGTAGGATACTTTTTTAGTAAACAAGGTAATAGAAGACCACAAGAACAAACTGTAAGGAATAATGTGGAACAATTTGAAAAACCTAATGGAAACAACATTTATCAATCCAATAAAGTAAATGAAGTTAACCAGGAAATGTTGTCTCGATCAATGGCAAATTATGAAAAAGCACAAAATCCTGCTCAAACTGGTGTACTTCCACCCTTGTTCAATACATACAGTGCAGTTGGGAGTGATGAGATGCTTAGTGGTGAAACAAACTTTGGTCTTATGGGAATATCTGCTAAGCAACAAAGCGAAATCAATAATGTAAACAGACTTGTTGACGTTACAAGCAGTAAAAACACTATTGAAATTGAACAGAGGCCCATGTTCAAAAATTCCCTTTTTGGAGGAAATGAGCGCCAAGACATTGAATTTACTGATTTTGGTGTCAAAGTAGATTCTGAAACGAGCTTACTTACAGGGTTACCTATAGATAAACAACATGGGAATATGGTGCCTTTCTTTGGAAGTAATGTAAGGCAGAATGTAGAACAGTTTTCTAATGAGCAAATTCTTGATAGACACACTGGAAATACATCAACGTTCAAACACAAGAGGGAGGTTGGTAAACTATTCAATGAAACTCCGCAAGATATACACGGAACACCTATAATGACAGACCTAGTGCAAACAGACAGATATGTTCCCTCGCTTTATCGTCAAAATGAAAAACCATTCGATGACGAAAAAATAAATGCTCCTGTATCTGGAACTGTTTACAATAACATACGGCCAACTTTCAAAAGTGTAAATGAATTGCGTAATGCCAACAATACCAAAGAGACGTTTCAAGGAAGAACAATTGCAGGACAATTAGGTGCAGTTAGAGGTGCACAAAGTGAGTTCAACAAACGCAGACCGGAAACATTTTACGAAAAGAGCTTTGATCATTATTTCAAGACTACAGGAGATTTTATTGCCCCGGGTCACAGAGACGACTTCTCAAACATACAACCTACTCACAGAAAAGACTATAACATTGAATATACTGGTGTAGCATCAGCAAATAAAGATATTGTGAAATCCAGGCAGAGGACGCGATTAGGTGAAGGAAATGAAATGATTACAGGTGACTCAATAGTACAGGAATCAAGAAGAAACAACTTTGATAATGACTATACCAGGAATGTTTCTGGAAATAAATCGACAACTGACTATGGACGTTCTGGTATAACAAGCTACGAGACGGAAAGAGCAACAACTGGTATTGAGTCACATGTACTCAATGCAAACTTGTCAAATTCTGGAGTTAGGACTAGACTATCAGACGAGCCACGGCAAACAATGAAACAAACGACCCTTGTCTATGATAACTCTGGAAATGTTAAGTCACAGTTTGATAAAGGTGGTATCAATGCTTTTGATTCTGGAATAACCGAGTTTGACGCCAAAACAACACATAAAGAAACTACTCTGACAAATAACTATAAAGGTATAATGAACAAAGAAGACGGTATGGGGTATCTTGTTACAAAATACGCTGCAAAGACTACTGGAAAAGAAATCATCACAAATAACAGCGAATACACTGGAGGTGCTGGTAAGAATGTTAAAAACTCATCCGTTTACACAACATATGATAATCCTGAAAAGGTTAGGTATGCAGTTCATGCAGAGAATTACAAAGGGAATGCTGGACACGCATCAGAAAACATGTCGCGACAAAACTTTGACAATGCTGTTGTTCGTGATACAAAAGAAATAGTATCATCTGGGTCTAGGCCATCAGGTCCACAAAACTTCCAGATCTCATCCGGGAAAACTTCTTTTGGAGATGTTAAAATTACTAGTAACATGATGTTAAAAGAAAGAGAAGCTGACAGAGAACACTTCAACACCAATACTCAGCAAATTCTACCCAGTAAAAATAGTCTTGGAGTGCAAACAACTACCCGCTTTGATAACGGGAAAGAAGACACCATTTACATGGATAGATTACAACCTGAATTGGTTATAAATCAGCATAATCAAAACCCATTCTCATTGTATGGCACTGGAAAGAATCAGTAAATAAATTCTGAAAGAATTCTGAAAGAATTGAAGTTATATTAGTTACACAAACTAATATATTAATAAATGTCCAAGTGTGTTACATTTGATCTAAAGAAAAACATATTGTATAAAACATATTCAGCTGAAGAATATGATAGACGTCAAATTGACTCTATTCTATACAAGAAGGCGTACCAAAAAGTATCGCCAGTTGAATGGCTTGACATGATAAACACGCTGAATGCTTTCAAATGTGAAATGGTTGTACACAAAAACAGCGTCGGGAATACAAAACTATACTGACATTCCTTTAATAATTCCATACCCAGCACCTAACCTTGCCCCAACACCCGTGGGCTCAGAGAAATAATCCAGGATAAGCATAGTAAGTGAAGCTGTAGATGCGATTGAGAAAACTTCATTCAAAACTTGACTTGAAATATACAGGTACATAATAAGCACACAACCCTATCACTAGTCCTTCTACAATATATTTGAAGATTAATTGTAACTTATCTTTAGACACTTTTGTTCCATTTTTATTACTGTAAAGCAATAAAAAAGTATTCAGATACATTGTTCTATTTTTGCTGATTCGGTGATGGTCCAGTCAAATAATCATATTGTGACCCAGAATAACTAGAATTGATGAAATCATTAACCAAATTTGAGTTTTGAAGCTTAGCTGTCAATGTACGAATGGATTCTTCGAGAGTATCTATACTCTTACATAATCTTGAATGGACATGTGGAGATGTACTTGCGTCAATGTTGTCTCTGAAGCTTTTTGATTCTTCTAACTCCTCCTCATTAGCTTTCAGCTCGGAAATTATCTTTTCAACTTCAGATTTCTCTTGAGGGACAGTAGATTGAGTTGCATCTAAGTCTTGTAGTACCTGGTTCCTGATTTCGTCAACTGATAAATCCGCTTCTTGTGGGATATTTGGCTCAATGTTGTTTTCCACTGCATTCTTAAGTTCTGTATTTGCTAGCTCTCGTTCTTCATCAGTGTATTTTTCAAATTTTTCTTTTGAGAGTTTCAAGTCCATCTCTAAAGCCTCTAGATTTTCTCTGTTATTCTTTACAGATTCCTCATAATTCCTAATCCTCTGCAATACTGAAATTGGATGTTCTGGTTTGTTTGCTAATTCCTCTTGGTTTTTGCCTTCTCTGATTGCCTCGTTCAACATGTCGTTTTTACGCTGACTCCAATGTTCGTTTGCTGACTCTTTATTTTCCAGATAAGATTTTATAAGGTCGTTGAGTTGATTGTTTTGATACTGAATGTCACCAACCTCGTGTGGCTCCACTGCCAAAGGAAAGAACTTGCCAACATCCACAGTGTAAACATCGTAATTGTTGTCGATTCTCATTAATTTTTGAGCCATAAGTTTTGCTTTTTCATTGGTATCAGCGAATCCTCTTACTTTCAAACCCCATACGTCGCATTTTTGTTTCATATGTGGACCTACTATAGTTACGAGGGCATATTTTTGGCCGCTAATTGGGGGATCTTCAAATAAAAAGTCAATCGTCTTGGTACTCATCGAATTGTCAATTAGTATGATTTAATTGTTCCCAACATAATTTTCTGCAATTGTTAACGCAACACGAAAGCACTCGTTGAAAAAGATTCTTAATTATCCAGTTCCTAGTTAAGAAACACAAATGAGTTTGTTTAACAAAGTCACTAACACCGACATTCTGTCAAGTATTATCACAGTTGAGAATAAGCTCGATGTACTTTTGTGTAGATTGAATGAAAAAACACTAGAAGGTTGTGATTGTGTAAAAAACGAACAATGTAAACCCTTTACAGATCTTGATGAATTAAAGTTGTACCTTGAAGAAAGACTGAACACGTTTGAACTTCATATGTATGAAAAATTTACTTCTCTAGATGAATCCGTGAGACAAGTTATCGATTGTCACGATGAAAAGGTTACGTTGTCTTCAGTTTACAAATCGGTAAAGGATTCCCACCTCCAGGAAGTCGAACTTCTAGAACACTTTTTCAAAGATGTCAACACGACGTTGGGAAGCATTACTTTCGACAACGAGACGATAAAGCAGAAATTCTTATTACAAGAACAAATCAGAAAGAATGAAGATGAGATAGAAAGTTTGCGTGACAAAATAAAATCCGTCCTTAAAGAAGTGACTGTTTTAATACGTGAAGCGAAAACGTGAGCTTTTTAATAAAAAACTTAAATTCACTTTAATTTAAGTTCAGTTAGATGGCAACAATTGACAATACAAGTGATATAAAAAGGCGTCTGAGTAGTATAACCCAACGCATATTGTTATTAGATGCAAGTGTTGACGAAGGAAATAAACAAACAAAATGTACACGATAACAATTCAATATAGTAACGATTGTATAGTGAAGTGTTGTAGCTGTCCTGACTACACAAGACGGAAAAAGACTTGCAAACACCTATACTGGCTAGGGTACAAAAAACTGGTGCAGCAATCAGAAACAGCTGTTGACTTGCAACCTGAAAACTGGACAATTAAATTACTTGAAAAGTTTATCCAGAATTGTACATCAACAAGTATGTGTATCGGACGGAATGAAATCTGTCCAATCTGTTATGAATGTATAAAATACGCTGAAGAACAAACCGTGTGTTGCGAAGACACTTGTCACAATTCTGTTCACTCTATTTGCTGGAGAAGATACTACCATTCGTCAGGAAACACAAAGTGTGTTGTTTGTAGAAGTCCGGGAATGCCAAAGACAATATTTGATGCCACTATTTAGATTCCGTACTTGTAAATTACTTCCATATTTGTGGATGGACAAATCTGAGTAGTTCCGAACCTAATATAATTTGACAGAGTACTGTTTGCTATTCCTAAACTTGTAGAAGCTTCAAGAGCAGACTCCCATGTTTGTATAATTTCCTTTGTCGCAGCATTTATTTGTATAGTTTGTTTTGCAGTTCTCTTTTTTTGCTTTAACCCAGTATCTTCATTCACTGATAAACCCCAAATACCATATAAATGTGTTGCCTCAGTTGTCTTGCTAACATGTACTCTACCACCGTAAAACTTTGATTCAATGTATTTTTGAAGACATTTCTTAGTTTTCGGATCTATCTTGTACGTTTCATCTCCGCATAAATTTCGTTTCCACTTTGTAAAACAATCGTAAATATCAATATAAGTTGACCTACAACTCCAGTCTATCCTACATTGTGTATTAATAAAGTCAAGATGTTCAAATTCATTACCTAAATCGACCAACGACTTTAGAGGACGCAATTCTAATCCAGAATAAAAAAGTCTTTTCTGCTTTCCATCTGTTCTCTTAGTTACCTTGTAATTCTTGTCAATGAACTCACAAAATTCTTTTTTGGTTTTCATGTCCACTGATTTTGCCCATATTCTATAAGCTTGTTTCAATTCTTCTTTCAAAACAAACTTATCATCTCCCAAAACACAGCAACTGGTTATGAAATCTTCTATGTTTCTGGATTGTGGAGCATCTTCTTCGATCTTCTGTTGCTCTTTCTCAAGTGGATATTGTGTATCTTCTTCGGTAATTTCAGTTCTATCCAAAAATGCAATTGATTCTTGAATTGTAGTCTTTGCAATGTCACGAGACACACTGAAAAATTCTTGCATCTTATTAATTCTGTATTGATCGAGAAGATAATGACAAACTTTTTCGGCCAAGTTGCAATCCTTACATTTTTGTATGTAGATTATAGATCCACTCTTGTTTAAGTTTAGCTGAAGCTTACTATAAAATACTTCACGTTCGACTATATTCTTACTCTTACCAACTTTTACTGGAGAATTAACATTGTTTGTATCGTCGACGAAGAGGTAAAGATATTCACCGTTTTCCGCATCGTACCACCTTCGATTTAACATCTTGTTTCTTAAGCTTTTTTCTTTAGTCAATTCTTTTCGGTTTTCTTCAAGTTGCTCGCGTAGTTCTTCAGATTCTTCTTTTAAAACCGCGTGTAAAGTCTCCTCCAACTTTAAGAAGTAGTCGTGTATTTCATCTGCTTTTTTTGTTCCAGCCTTCAAACACAACTTCTTAAATGTGTTTACATTCATCAGTATACTTTCCTTAACAGAACCACCGTGAGACTTTGCTCCTCCGTTGGGGGGAATCAAGATTTTATAACAGTTGTCTTTTGTAAAGTGCTTTTCTAACAATCGCTTGCAATGGTCTTTCCGTGCAAAACCCAACCACTTCCAAACGTCATCAAGGTCAACTACAAAGTCTTTCTTTGCATCGTGATTGAGATAACAATAGAAACTAGCCGCAAATAGGTGTTGTTCATCTTCGTTAAAATTCTCCTTTATTCTCTCGACAAAATTGCTTTGGTACTTCTTTGTAAGACGTGTCAATGGGTTCTTCTCAATCAGATGCACGATGTTGAAATTGTCAGTCATCTTGTAGTTGTGTTATGAATTCTTCTTGAACATTATCTTTAAACACTTTTTGTGTAATTTTATACATTATTTTCGTAAAATAATACAAAAAAATAGTACTTAAATACTCGGATAGAACACCCAGTTTACAGTCTTGTCTTTTGAAGCCATTTCAGCAACAACTTTTTTGAATGTTTCGTCTTGTTGCCTGAGTTTGTCTGCACTTTTCAAGAGAGGGAAGTATCTGCTAAACTCGTGCAAACCAATTATCTGAAACATTTTGTGAAGGGTGTAACTGTAAGATAGAAAGTTCTTTCTGTTTTTTGGTTTGTGCTTCTCGAATGGTTCTTGTATCTGTTGAAACATCGTCTTGATTTTGTCTTCTATTTCTACTGTCAAAGTGAAAGGTGGTCTCCCGTTGATCCTATTGATTATTCCTATCACGTTATCATAGTATTCGTTAAGTCCCAGTTTTTTAAGGTACCTTTTTACTTTGTCCTCGGTCAATGTCGTCAAATCTTTTACTCTTTCCTTTTGAGCCTCTAATATCACTTTATCTAAAACTTCCTGAGGGATAACTCTATTCTCCTTTGCTTGAAAACGCCTAAGCCAATCTTCTAAATGCGTCATTTTATCATAGGTAAATTGAGGCCTATAATCGTAGTCTTGCATTTCTTTGAACGAAAGCTCTCCGCTAATTTCTACTGTAGGTTTGCAACTTCCGCAATTTGGACACACTAAAAATCCGTGTTCTATTGCATAGGTTTCATTACAAGTAGTACACGTGCTAGCATATTTGTCAAACATGTGTCGTGTGCTTACATAATTTTTTTGGAACTTGCCAAGATACTCGTCAACTATATCTTTTTTCTCACTGGAGAGTTTATTCAGTTGATCCGCTTCAATTTCTGAATGTTCAGATCCCATTAACAATTTACCTTCCTGTTCTTCAAGGTTGACATATGTCATTATCATATGTGAGGATTCTAATAGATATTGGATTAAATCATCTCCGCTCGATATGTTTTTCCTTGCACGCTCATTTTCAGAGTGTTCCTGTTGTAACTTTTCAAGCTTGGAATAAACTTCCCCATAATACTCTTGATTGAGTTTCATAAAGGAAACTTCCTTTTCAAGCTTATCAATCTCCTTCGTAATACCTTTGTTCTTGAGGTCAAGACTCGCAATTCTTTCGTTTTTCTTCTTGAATTCTTCGAGTCTTGTTTCGTGTTTCTGTAAGATTGAATGTTGTGTCGTTGATTTGTTTCTTGTATTTTTATTTGTAGCTTTGGCGTACGTAGGTTCTTCGTGTTTTTCTTTTTTCTTCCTCATTTTATAATTTAGTTTATACTTCTTTAAATCTTTTTAAACTAACGTTACTCAAGTACGTAAAATATTCTTATTTAATATACTCAGTTATAACATAGATGTATTTACATAATTTAGATGCCTCTCAGTTGTTGGCGTTTCTTCACAAATACTTTTTCATTTTGAAAGCTGCATCTGAAGGATGGAGAATTGCTTATATCGGCGGAAATGCTTTTCAATTCTATAACAACTTGTACAAGCAAGGTAAGGCCATGGTACGATGTAAAGAATTCATTGACAGATACGACCAGGTTATTTTAAAATAGTTCTAGTGTAATATCTACAAGAAGGTTGGTCGCGACAAGGTCTCTGCTGCTTTCCGCGTAACAATCAATGATATCCTCTACGCTGTTTACACAACACAGTTGCTTAATGAATGAACTCGTTGGATAATCTAAATTGTTAGTTTGATACTGAATACTGTGTTTCAATTCTTTGTAGCACTCTGATGCGTGTGACTCATTCTCAACAAATACACCTGCAAGTTTGTTGTACTTTATGTTATCTAGTGTATTTTCCGATAAAATTATAAGACTCTCACTGATACCCCAATCTGTCAAGGTTTTTAGTATTGAACTATCTATTATCACTCCTGTAAATGCCACGTTGTTGTTCTTTAGCTTGTTTAAGCATTTCAATGCTACATCTGCATTACTGTTGAAATGAAAGTAAAAATCCCAAGAAAAATCGTAAGGCTTTGGTAATCTATTAAAAGCATTAATTAATCTTGATATATCTGATATTTTACTATTGTCTTCCAATTTAGAAAACATTATACCATCAAATCCATAATTTGTTACCATTTTAATCACTTCCTTTATATTCTGTACATCGAATGTATTCATTTCGAGTTCAATCAAACTTTTAACATTCCTGTCGTGTTTTTTATACGAGTACACGTCCTTATAAGAAGCAATTTCGTTCACGACAATATGTGTACAAGGTAAAGTGTGCGCGTGTGTAGGTAAAGAGTCTTCAGTCAGTTTTAGTAGGATTCTTCGTTCGATATCAAGCTCTGTTTGAACAATCATCACTCGACTTAGTATACGGTAACAAATAAATTACGTAAAAGAGTTTAAAAACGTGGTTAATAAACTTATTAATACAAATGTATACTCTTTCTCTAGTCTTAACTTTTATCTCCTTACAATGCGCATTTGCCTTGACTATGCCTAAGCTTGAAGAATGCTCTTACGATGAAAATGACAATGCTTTCACATGCAATATTGACAAAGAATTGGTTTGCGACAGTGATCACAAGTTCACTATGCAATTCACTAATGGATCGTGTCCGATCAACAAGCTGTGGCACTGTTCTCCACAAGAATGCAACAACAAGAATGTTTCTACTGTCACTTCTACAGTTGTAGAGACTTGCACGGAAACCTTGATTGAAACCGAATCTGTTGTTTCTACGATTACAGAAGCTCCAGTTACCGTTACTGAGTCTGTTGTTTCTACGATTACAGAAGCTCCAGTTACCGTTACTGAGTCTGTTGTTTCTACGATTACAGAAGCTCCAGTTACTGAGTCTGTTGTTTCTACGATTACAGAAGCTCCAGTTACTGAGTCTGTTGTTTCTACGATTACAGAAGCTCCAGTTACCGTTACTGAGTCTGTTGTTTCTACCATCACAGAAGCTCCAGTTACCATTACTGAGTCAGCTTCAACACTGACAGAAACAATCACTGACTTTCTAGTTGAAACTGTAACATTTTGCGATAGGAATATCACCATCCCAACTTTTACCTCGACAACTGACAAAGACATTGAGATCGTGACCACTCCTTGCGAAGAGTCAACGACAACTGATAGGGAAATTGAAATCGTAACTGAAACATCTGCTGAACCATCAAGTTCACAAGTAATTGAGACACCTTGCCCAGAGGAATATGAAGACGTAACTGAAACGACTGCTGAACCATCAACTTCACAAGTAATTGAGACAAGCGCTGAGTCATCACCTATTCAAACATCTGCTGATCCATCACCATCACAAAGTGCTGTATAAGACTCGTACAGTTTTCAAATTTAATACATTTGAAAACATCAAATGACACTACTCAATAAATCATGTGACAGAGCTCCAAGCCCACCAAACACAAACGTAAAGCTTAAGCCACACCAAGAAGCCATGTTGATGAAAATGTATCAGATCGAAAGGAAACATAACGTTGGAGTGATGAATGATGCTCCTGGGTGTGGGAAGAGTTTTCCTATACTTGCATTGATACTGTGGGAGAAACTTCAGAAAGGCACAACTCAAAACATATTAGTGGTTCCTCAAAATTTGTTTTCACAATGGCAAATGTACATTACCCGATATTCAAATGACCTCAAGTGTAAAGCTCTCATAGATTATCAAGATATTTCACAGCTGATGTTTGACAATTCAGTATTTTTCAAAAATGACATCATCATCACTACCTCAATGTATTACTCCATCGTTTGCAAGATGCTTGGCGGACAAAGCGTTAGTCGCATCATCATAGATGAAATAGATTCCGTTAGCTGGTTCATTGATACTCAATGCCCTGCCCATAAAACTTGGTTTGTTTCAGCATCTTTTCAGAACGATAAAGTTGGACAGGCAGTTTACAAATTAACAGACGACCAGTATGTCAAATGCGAAGACCAGTTTGTTGAAGAAAGCTTTGATATCCCTCTCCCTATTGAATATACTTATGAGTGTTATGATGAGTATGCCAGAATGATAATGTCTTTGGAAATTTTTGACGACAATATAATTGATCAGATCAAAGGATTAGATTATAATATCAAGCTAGAAAATGTTCACAGAGTTGCAAATACATCTAAAGAGCTGCTTAGCTTTATCGTGCAAGATAAATTAATAATGATTTCAAACATAGAAACATTTTTCGGGAACATTGGGTTTCCTTGCAAAGAACCGGATTGTCACGTGCTTTCATTTTTCTCAGCGAGCAAGTACGAAAAACCAAATGAATGTTACCTGCACAAGTCTTTAGAAAGCGTGGAGTCTTTTGATAAATATTTTTCAAACCCACAGTTAACTCGAGAAGACATAGAAAAGAAGATAAGAGAGTTAACCAAGTGTAAAGGTATTGTTAAAAACATCTTGCAACGCATAAATCAAACTACTTGTCCAATATGTCTTGATGACTTTGACGAAATTAAAGTCGTCAAAACTGTTGTTGAATGTTGTAAGAACGTGTTTTGTCTTAACTGTCTAAAAAGTCACTTGAATTCATCTGATAAGGGTAGTTGTCCATTGTGCAGGAAACAAGTTAATGTCGATGCACTTGTCATACAAACAGTGATTGACGTGGATGCAACAAGTAACAAAAGTGTACCGATTGGTAAGCTGGATTGTATACAAGATATACTTGAAATGATAACAAAAACATATCATAAAGTTATAATATTTTCAGATTTTGATCATAGTTTTAAGACAATCCAAGAAATTTTGAGACAACAAAACGTAAGCTATGCAGAATTAGATGGAGGAAACATAGAAGACATTGACAAGGCTGTAGAAGGTTACAAGTACGGAGAAGTTAATGTCCTTATGGCCAGTTCGTTGTTTTATGGTTCTGGTTTAAATTTTGAAAATACAACAGATGTCATTCTCCTGCACAAGTCGAGCAACGAAAAGCAAAACGTCGGACGTGCTCAAAGGCCAGGAAGATCAAATCAGCTTCGTATTCATAAATTATTGTACAGCAATGAAATGTGTACTTAAAGATATTCTTGTTTATTGCGTAAACAAGAATGCAATTATTTTTGAAGTTGTTATTAACAAACACGTCAACGTTTATGCCTATCTACACGGGAAATACAATTCAAATTATGAATTTTATGGATGGCGATGAATTAATCACATATGACAACGTCTACAATTTAGCAAGAATGTCATACAATGCTTACTTAGAACAAGATAGTGTTGATTGGTTTGATACTGTCCTAAACAAAACTATAGATGTATCACTCTCGCATAATAGTGTGCACGCTTACTTGTTTTCTAACGATGCAAACACGGTACACGTCGTAGCTTTCAAGGGAACTAGCATTTACTGGAGCACGAAATCGACACAGAAAAACTCAACAGTGTACAACGACAAATTTAATGATAACTTGTACTTTTCATGTTGCTACTACAAGGAAAGTAATTTTAATAGAGATTTGTTCAAAGATTGCTCTGGAAAAAGTGATGCAAAAACGTGTAGCAGAAAATGCTACCAGAAATCCTTGTCATATGAACTGAATTACTTCAATATTGCTAAGAAAATAATGGATAACGTCTTTGCTGTGATTGACAAAAGTAGTCGTGTAACACTAACGGGGCATTCCCTCGGCGGCACGTTGAGTACAATTATGGGAATAGTATATGATAAGCCAGTTGTAACATTCGAATCTCCAGGAGAAAAGCATTATATAGACACTGTAGGCTTGAAATATTCAGACGCTACAGCCAACAACATATATCATTTCGGACACAATGCCGACATCATTTTTACAGGCAAATGTAATGGGGTTCTAAGTTGGTGCTCAATTGGTGGGTATACTTTGAACACAAAGTGTCATATTGGAAATGTTTGTGAGTATGATACAAAGACGCAACTTGGAATGAGAGAGTCAATCTTTACACATAAGTTAAAGTATGTCATCGATAATGTAATCACTAAATGGAATAATACTTTGCCGAGCTGTAAGTTGACGTCTTGCACAGACTGTGAAACATGGGATTTTACTTAACAATTTATCGTTTCATTATATCAAATCAAAACAACAATTACCTCACCAGATGCCTCATATTCGTAGTGAGCTTACTTTTATCAAATTTTTTATCCAAAGAGTATGACTCTATTCTAAAACTATCTTCAATCTTATGTCTAAATGAATATTTCCCAGTATAAAAGAAATCATAGAGTTTATCTTGAAGTGTTGTGTGAATGCCGAGATAATTCTTCTTTATGTCAGGGTATTTGTCATACTTATTTTTGGCTAATCTGTTCTTGTAGTACTTTTTTACAAACAAGTACGTCACCTCTTCTTTGCTAAAATTTGTTGATATAAACTTTTTGAAACCGTCTGGTATATCATAATGAACGTATGTGAGAATTGTCTGTAAAAATGACGACATATCATAAAATTTCAATCCATTGTTCGAAATGTATTGCAAGGTGTCTTTGTAATGCCAAGCTATATACAACTTTTCTGGGATCCAAGCAAAACCAAAATCGTTTATCAGAAAGATGTAACCGAGATTGGGTAGATAATACTTGTGACCATCTACAATGTACGTCCAATAACCACCCGGTTCAACACGTTGGACAAGTATGTTTTTAGTGTGAAAATCTGTATGTACCATTCTAAATTTACTTTGTAATGCAATCAAACCTATCATTATCTGAAAAAGTGCGTTGAACCACATTTCTTCTCCATGTATTCTCTTTGCCCACGTGTCAAAGTCATACGAGTTCGCATATTCATTAAACATGTTGATAGACTTGTCTTGATAGTCCCAATAGTAGTTGAGACAAAAGTGTGGACATATTCTTTGGAACACAAGCTGATTCACTAATGTATTTGATATAAGCTCCGTTAAACTTGGCTTATTAAAAGGTTTGAAAGACAAAAAAAACTTGTAGAGTTTTTCAGGTGACATTTTGAGTATGGATGTGTATATTTGTTTTGTATCATAAATGTCAGGTAAACTAACTGTTTTGATTGCTAATGGTCCTATGTAATCTATTTGATTCTTGAATGTGGCTTTTGCAACGGTGCCCTCACTGCCTTCTGACAAATATGTACTGTCAAATAGATTCAATACATTGGTGTCTTCAGTAGTTACGTCTTCATATTTCTTTGCAAGGTTCTTCATGAACTGTTTGAGCTTATTCTTTCTTTTCCTAACTGAAAACTCCATTACACTTTACAAACAAAATTGTTTTTAGATAAACAATTTAGGATGAAATCTAATTGATGTTGAAAAACCTTTCATATGTCTTTCTAAAGTTAGTCCTGTACCCAAATGTAAAAGCTTGAGGACGTTTTGAGCGAATAAAGTCAGAAATAATCTGAAGTTGTTCGGATTGCGACAAACTTTCATTAGCATCTTCAATTTGTAATTCCATAGGATAGTTTGCATCAAGTAAGAGCTTCAAGAGTGCGGCAACTAGTATCGCCGAACGTTGTTTTCCTGCAAAACAGTGAATCAGAATGGTTTTGTTTTCTTTTGTATACTTGTCAAATAAATAAGGTAAAATAAAGGTGAAGTAGTGTTGCATCAAGAGAAAATCTTTCTCTAATTGGGAATCATATACTGGCAGTCTCAAGTTTTCTAGTTTATGGTGCACAAGCAAGTCCGCTTCAGAGCATTGATCGGTTAAAAATGCAACATTTGGAGTACAATTAATAATCACTTCGATACCGTTATCACTAATAAACTTTGGGTCGAGTGCGCAGTTACTGTCACCCAACCACAACCGGGGTATTATTAAACTTGAACTTGCAAAGATACAGTCATACAAGTAAGTAACAACATTATTGTAAAGATAAGATAGCATTTAAGTATAACTATAAGTATAATAAAAATTCAAAGAATAAACTGAATTTAAGTTTCTTTGTACAAACTGAGGATTTATATTCTTGCTTATCAGTAGACAAATGAATCACAAGCGTAATAAACTAATGATAAACAAGCAAGATACATCATCTACAAACAATCTAACAACCGATCTCACGGAAGATTTAGATAGCTATCAAGAAGACACAGAAAGCGAGTACACTATACAAGATGGCGGTGGAGCAAAAGCGGCTTTTGTATCCATGACTAACAGTAAGTATAGAAAACCGGCATCTGGAAGCAGACAAGACAACATGACTAAAGATGACATCACGAAGAAGCTAGAAGGATACATACCTTTGAAAACGATGCAAGAAAAGAATCTTCTTACACAATTACCATTGTTCAAAACATGGGTTAGATACATCAACAAAGAAACTAGACAATTTCGAGCAGGTGGTTTACTTATGAAGGTTGTCTATCCTGACTACATTACTCTAGTAAACACTGCTAAAAGTCTTACTTGGTCAGTCCAACTCAAAGATAATATAATCTTTGTGCGCGATCCAAAAGATAACTTAAAGAGAAACGAAGAAAAAGATAAAGAGCAAGCTATAAAAGATAAACTATATCAATGGTATCAAAATGGTGAGTTAGCAAGAAAATGAAGTTTTTATTGTTAGCAAGTAATTAAATTATTATTACATATCACACTCGATGAACAAAAGACTGTTGAAGGAATTGAGAGCACTGTACATTCAACAATCACAAAAAGAACTTTTGGAAAATGATTACCTCATACAGTTTGATGAAGAAAATATGAACAAGGTGTATGCCCTAATAAAAGCTCCATCAGACAGCGTTTACAAACACAAGTTTCTAAGAATGGACTTCAAAATACCAGAAAACTACCCACACTCTCCTCCTGAAGTTCAATTTGTGAATCATGACGGAGTTAGAATCCATCCAAACATGTACGAGAACGGAAAGTGTTGTTCTACGATTCTGAATACTTGGGGTGACAGCAAATTTGAGAAATGGACTTCAAGTATGGGCATTGAAACCATACTCCTAACATTTCATTCATTTCTAGACAATCATCCTTACACATACGAGCCCGGTGGTCATGACGATCCAAGTTACACTGTATATGTCAAGCATCAGAGTTGGTCATCTTGCTTGCTACAATACTTGCAGCGCGAAACTATCCCATTGTTTACAGAAATGATTCATAACTACTTGCTGATGAATATAGAGAGTATATTTACAGATCTTGAAGATCTCAAAGCACTTTATCCAATTGGTCTCTACTACACGAAATGTTTTGAAATAGATAATTACACTATCAACTTTGACAGAATCATTCAGCGTTTACAAGAAATGTACAACTATATAGACTACACAGAGAACATTATAGGCTGCGACGAGATGATGGACTTTGAACAATTTTGTAACATGGATTACAAATGCAATATATGTTTTGATACCTCAGAACAAGTAGACGTTTTACAACTTGGATGTGGTCATCAGTTTCATTGTTCATGTCTCACCGATCACGTCGAAAGTAATTCCAAATTATGTCCAATGTGCCGGACAGAATTAACAATAGAGGACAATGCACTACTCGGAGACAACGTACCAGTTGTTGCTGAATGGATTCGGAATCCTCTAACAAAACGACGCGTAAAAGTTGGAAGCAGAACTTGGAACTACCTAAAAGAAACTGGGGTGATTTAGAGAAAAAGATATTTATCTACGACAACAAACTGTTCTTCGGTTTAGTATGTTGATATTAAGACAGTTTAAGCGTCGGATTCTTGCTCGTAACCTACTACGTCTCCTTGCCTTGACACCAGGACTTTTAATTTGCGTGTCTTTGCAAATTTCTTTTTGAGTTTATCCATTTTTTCTTGATCTTCGTCAGCTTCATTTTCGTAATTTTCATTGTAATTTGTTTGATGAAAATCCCATAGTTTGTTATGACCGACTCTAAAATTTGCATGTTCTTCAGCTTTGTACCAAAATACCTGATCTTTCAAGTCATTGCTATTGCTCGACGTCTTAATGACTAGACATTCGTGATTTTGAGTACAGTCATCAAGTATGTTTTGAAAGTAATCGAAACTCGGAATCATTCCTGCATAATCATCGTATATTTTCTTTCTATTCTTCACTGATGGTTCATTAAACACAAACACGTAATCAATATTACTTCTGAGTTCAGGTGTAATTCCCAACGGGTACTGCATCGTCAAAATGAACAAAAAGTTAAAGTGTCTTCCGTTGAAAAATATGCTCTTGATTGTCTTTTCTTTCTTCCAGTTTTGAGCGTCATGTAACATATCGTCAAGTACAATAAACAAATTGTTTGATGGTAGCTTTCCAGATCCTGGTTGACCTGGTTTAGTTGCAGCTCGTATCTTTTTCTTTTGTCTTATCATAATACTTTCCATGAGGTCAGGGTCATACTCTGAATGAATAAAGCTATCTGGTATAAAATCACTGAAAAACGGGGAAGCTTCCTCGGTTCCGGAAAACACTACACCCGAAGGTATCTGTCTATGATGGTAAAACATATCCCTTACTAACCAACTCTTTCCTGAACGTCTTCTACCCAAAAGCAGGATTGTTGCATCAGGTAAGATACTCTTAATCTTGAACTTTTTTAGCGTTAGCTTCTCAAACTCGTTAACCAACATACTTATCATTGTACACTTAAAATAAATTTCCCAACGCGCCGAAGTGATGATAAAAAAAATGAACTTTGTTTAATGAAAGTAAATATAAATGTCCATTCTCGAATTAATTGAACAAACAAGTATATTACTACACAACGATCAAGATCAGTTCATGTGTGTATTAGATAGCAATATTCTTGACAAATTCACAGAACAATGGAAATACAACAGAAATCTCAACATGGAAAAAGTGGATGAAATAAGAAAAATTGCAAGCTCTAAAGCTATCCTAGATACTGTACTGCATTTTGTGTACACAGATGAAAAGTTAATATGTTTTGATGGAAACCATCGTCGTGAGGCTTTAATACTTCTTAACAAAACGCAAGGAATAAATGTAAAAGTTTGTTGTTACATATATAAAATCAATCATACGGATATTGACAAAGAGATTGTAAACAAATTTAAGCTGATTAATCAAATGACTCCTATACCTGATATATACACCGAGATAATTGACAACTTAGAATCAAATCAGAAATTACTCGACAAAAAGGATATTATTGAACAAGTATTTCAAGAATACAAGATTGCATATAAACATTTTTATTCAGTTAATTCTAAATGTAGACGTCCAAATTTTACAGATACAACCTTTAAAGATCTATGTCATTCTTTCGAATTTGTCACAAAAACACAGCTTGAATCGTTTCTCTTGAAACAGAATAAACACAAACAAAACAAGTCAAAAATACTACCAAAACAAATGCTGAATAAGTGTGAAACGTATGATTTTTATATCTTCACATAATAAAATAAGTGGAGAAACATAAAATTATGCTGTGATTTGCTTACGTCAATACGTTTACATGTCCAAGAAGAAAACTCGTGTAAGTTCAGATAAGAATTTAATTTAGTATAACTTACGTAAGGTAGAAGGTACTTGATGATTTTGTCAATTGATATAGGATTAAGAAATCTAGCATTTTGTTGTATGTCAGCAAAAGTTAAAACAGACTTGTCATCTTACAACATTGAATTGTGGAAAGTGTATGATACATTAGATTCGGATGATTACCATTGTGAAAGTATACGGAAGAATGGTAAAGTGTGTGGTAGTAAATGTGGGTTCAAGTATAAAGTCGGTGAGAATTTTACATATTGTTGTAAAACGCATTTTCCGAAGGATATTGTGAAAACTCCACAAAACACATTCAAGAAGAAATTGATCGATACTTACCTATTACAAGACATTGCAAAGATAGTGCTGTCAAAGCTTCAAGACATTTTTGATGAAAATAAGACATTGATGTTGAGTGTTAAACAAATTCTCATAGAATTGCAGCCAAAAATTAATCGGAAAGCTGTATTTACAAGTCATCTCATCTATGGTAAACTAGTTGAATTATACAAAGATACAGATACATCCATTCGATTTGTTAGGGCGTCTCAAAAGCTCAAAGCGTACACCGGTCCAGAAATCCAGTGTAAACTGAAAGGTGCTTACGCTAAACGAAAATGGTTGAGTGTTCAGTATATGAAATGGTTTCTTGACACTAAGTTTTCCCAAGAACAAAAGGAAAAATGGTTACCTTACTTGAATTCATGTGCTAAAGCTGATGACGTTTCAGATTGCGGACTTTATTGTATTAACGGTCTTTTCGGTATACCCAAAGCTCAATTCAAACATAAGAATGGAGCAGATCTAAAGTAAACGAATTTTAGTTACTCTTTTTTGAATAAAACCAGAACTCTACTAAAGTAATTTAAACATTTAAACATATACTAGATTATATGTTTACATCAGGTTGCTTATTAATGAGTGTAGGTTCTACATCAGTCAATTGTGTTGAAAATGAATCCTTCTTAGTTGCATATGAAGACAAACCACGAAGCTCTCCTAAAAAACACGTACCTAAACGATAACGAATATATTTTTAAACCATAATTCTTATAATTTAAGTGTTTGGGTAATAGTCTTGTGAATACAATCTCAAATTCAAATAGCTAGATTCTAATCTAAGATGAATTAAATGCATAGATCAAACAGAATTTTGCCCAAGTTTCTGCTGGTAAAGTGCACCTGAAACGCTCTAGGAATCTAGAAACCATTCTATATGTTGTTTCAAGTTCGTCTTCGTATTCATTCACAAATAGTAAAAGTCTTTTGTTCTTTGCAACAAGTGTATCAAGTCGAATACAGAAACTGGAATCAGTGACGCCAGTGAGAAACATTATCAGCTCAGATAAATGCGTGCTTTTTGTATTCATGAAAAGATATGGAACGGTATCTTTGAGGTAATCAGACAAGTCCAATATGTCTTCTAGATGGTTAGTTAGAAATGTATCCCATGAACTAGGGTGATGTACGTCATTGCATCCTTCATCATCTGAAGGTTCCATTTTAAATTATCACGTTATTATTTATTTGTAATGTTTTGTTTATGAAGCACGTTTTTAAATTACATCTTTGGAAAAAGATGTAAATATTGTTCAATAATTAGAATAAATTCTAGGAGAATTTATTTTATTTTGTTATACTATATCAAAACAACATGGCTAGCATTCTACAAATGATTCAATCAAATGATATGCTGAAAATTGCAATCATACTCTTGGGTGTGTACTTTTATATCAAGTATACAAAGGAACCTCTTGAGAACGTAAGCGCATTTCCAGCTAAAGGTATTTATGAAAACTTAGACAATATTGAGGAAAAGGTACTAGTACAAGGAGACTTGTCAAACACTCAAGCTATGGCCCCATCATCCGATGAACAACAATTTCACATGGACGGCGTTGTCGCAGGAAAAGATCAGTTACATGCCGCCGATTTACTCCCAAAGTATGATGACGCCAATGAGTTTGCTAAACAGAATCCAGTCTCAAACTTGCTTAAAGAACAAAACTTTCTAATTAGTGGATATCACGTCGGCATTAACACTGTTATGCAGTCAAATAAGATTCCTTATCACGATCTCCGTTCCGTACCACCAATTCCAAAACAAAGTGTTTCCCCGTTCATGAACTCATCTTATGAAACTCCTATGGGAGCTAATCGTCGCCAAATGGAAATCCTTAATTGAAAACTTATTTAAAGATAACAAACCAATTACTGTAAATACCAATAGTAATTGCAAAGATGCCTCAAAAACACAGTTTCGAGTGGATAGTAGAACAGTTCAAACTTAGGGACATAGAGGTGTTATCAACAGTATATGTAGGGCAGAAAGACAAAATACAAGTACAATGTTCCGTAGGTCATAAGTTTCAAATTTCGTATGATAAATTCATGAGCAGGTGGAAGCAATGCAAAGAGTGTTCTAAGGCTAAAACTGCAGCTGCTAGAAGCGAAAGAGAAGCTAAAAAGAAAGCCTTGCCAAAAACTCCGAAACCCGTAAAACAAAAATTCACCCTCGAATTCATGAGGAATTACTTTACTGAGCAAGGATGTACATTGATAACACAAGAATATAGACGTTCTTCGGAAATGCTAGAATTCAAATGTGTTTGTGGAAAAGTTGCATTCCAAACCTTTGGAAGATTTTACCATAGAAATAATAGATGTAACAACAAAGAATGTATCCAAAAACGAATGAGGGAAACGATGGTAGCTAAATATGGAGTCGAACATCCTGCGCATAGTGACGTAATAAACAACAAGAGGAAGGCAACCAACCTAGAGAAATACGGGGCAGAAAACCAGTTTGCTAATGAAGATGTAAAGAAGAAAATTAGAGCAACTAATGTCGAAAAGTATGGATGTGAATATGCGTCACAAAATGAAGAGGTAAAAGCAAGACAGAAGCAAACAATGTTGGACTTGTACGAGTTTGAAAATGCCTTTCAGGTTCCTGAAATCAAAGAGAAAATTAAGCAACAAAATCTTGAACTGTATGGTGTGGAGTACAATGGGCAAAGAGAAGACGTTAAAGCAAAGATTGCTGAAGTGTTTCTAGAGAAATATGGAACCACTTGTCCATTGAATTCTGGTGAAATACATGATAAAATCATGAAAGAGTGTTTTGAGAATTACGGAGTGGAATATCACATAAGAAGACCCGATATTATAGCCAAGTCTAAAAGTACTAATATGGAAAGATACGGAGTGGAGTATTCCTTACAATCATCTGAAATTCGAGAACGAATCAACAAAACTGTATTGGATGTATACGGTGTTGAAAATATAGCTATGAATCCTACAATCAAATCAAAAATTGATCAAACAAATCTGAATAGATATGGTAGTATCTACCCAATGCAAAACCCTGAAATTCTTTCGAAGATGCAAACAACTTGCTTAGAAATGTATGGTTCATTGTACCCAATGCAAAATTCGGAAGTAGCGCAAAAATCATTTGAAAACTCTACCAAATACAAAGATTATATATTACCCTCTGGTACAACTATAAAATTACAAGGCTATGAAGACCTTACAATAGAATTTTTGCTGCAAACTTACAATGAATCAGAGTTACTAACTAACCGTACAGACATGCCCGAGATCTGGTATTTTCATGAGGGGAAGTATAGAAAGTACTACCCAGACATTTTTATACCTTCTCAAAATATCATAGTTGAAGTAAAAAGTGTTTACACGTATACCACGTCTCGACGTGAGTTTCACACAAAAAGAAAAGCGTGCGAGTACCTTGGATATACATTTACAAGTTACATCTACAAATCTCGTAAGAGCGAACCTATTGAGATGTATATGTAGGATTATTTATCGTTTTGGTAAAGAACATGTCTTTGCTTTTTTAGAACACACTGCTCTTATACTCTCATACTTGTTTAGAACATCAATAAAAGGTGGGCTTTTACTTGTAATGAATGTTTCTTTTTTAAAAGCATCTAGCTTGTTGTAGTATTCTAGCTTTGAGATTTTCTTGGAGTGATACTTTGCTTTCAGTCTCTTTTTCTCATTGTTGTAACACTCTGCTTCCTGGCTCATTAATTTCTCATTGACTTTATCTTTTATCAAATACAGCCAATACATCAACTCTATTCGTCCAATTAAGTAAGGTTCTATAGGTAGATCTTTGCAGAATTCTTGAAAGGATTCTCTGCAAAACACACAAGGCATAGTGTACTTCAAACTAAGCAGCAAGTTCTTAAAGTTGCTTTTTATCGCGCGATGCTCTCTTGTTGAAAAGTCTATTTTGATAGGGTATCCACCCATAATACACGAGAATAAAAAGTACCATCCTGAACCGCCCCACCTTCTGGTACTGAGTCCCGATGTTGAAGAAAAGTGTTGATACTCTTCTTTTGATAGTGGTACTTTTCTATACATATTACAATGTACCAAGAAAAAACGTAGGTTTAATTGATGAAAAAATTGAAATGACATGGGTTATTCTTATAAACAAAGTACATATGGACTTATTACCGCTAGATGTGCACGTGTGTTTAAACCTCGACGAGTCTGTCGATAAGGAAATAGTTATGAAATGTATTAAAGTTTACTTTGCTGCAAACCATCGAAATTACAAAGTAATGAGACTGGATGAGTTTACATCAACATTAGTTTGCGATGGCGAGGATATCATACGTAGTGGTCTGACGTGTTTCAACGAAATGTTCGAAAAACTTAAACTAAAAAACTCTTATGAGACTTGGTTCTTGTATGTTTCCACTGGAAGCATTCGAAAAATCTATGATAAAGTCACTTTATGTTTACTAAATAAATCACAAAGAAATGAGTGTTCCTATGCTATAAACAAGAATATGCTATCGATCAATAATAATATGAGTAAAGAAAACAAGCTAGCAAGCTTAAAAATCTTAAATGCAACCCTAAATGAACTCTTTAACAAACCTAGAACTATACAGTACTAATGTTCCAGTTCGACAAAATGATCACACGGAACTCTCATCAATCTAGGATAGTTCATTGCATGTAGTATTATCATTGCATAACCAGTATCTTTCTTCAAAGCCTTTATTTCCCCAATGTAGCCTTTGTAACAGTTGAAAGGACTGTTTTCCTTTCTCACCATTTTGATGCGATCTCCTTTCTTCAAATGTTCGTAAGTCTCACTAAATTTGACAAGTTTGTTTTCTGATGAATCTATTGTTACATTATCTTTAGCCTGGTTGCCTTGTGTATTTGACAAGAAGAAATCCATTTAAAAACAAATGAACTAAGCCTTTAAATACAAAATGTTTTCTTACTTGTTTACTTTTTGTGGTGGTGCAATCCTGGGGTACAATTTAAGTAATGGGAGTTTATATACACTGTCGTACGTTTGCATGTTACGGGCTGTTGGAACGTACTTGTACTTTAAACAACTTGTGTTTCCTACAGATGTAGAATACTTGCGATACACAAGTTCGATGCCTCTTACAGATTTTGATGATACAGTTGTATGCACTTACAGTGGTTGTGTTGCAAACAAGGCGAGAATATTAAAAATTATCAAAAATTCAAATGACGATTGTGCACAAGTACCATTAAAGGAAATAATAGATAAGTATGAGCTCAGAAACTCGATAGTACATTGTTGTTTTATAGACAAAAATGAGGAAATTGTGATGGACTTGACAAATGTAATGAGGGAGTTTGTTTACCATTTTGATAGAACTGATGAATGTAGTAAGTTGAAATATTTCTTTACTTCATTAAAACATGATACGACAGATTTATCGATAGTAGTGTACAAGAACGACAAAGATATCTCTACTAAAACATTTCCAGTATGTGACGTGAGCGAAAAACACTTTAGCTACATCCTGAGCTAATGTGATTACGGTTGATTACAAAAAGCAAATTATTGTGTTAATTTAGTTATGGAAGCCAAAATACATACATTGGTGTTGTCTGGTGGTGGTGTTAAGGGAATAGCGTATTGCGGGGTAATAAAGAAACTTGAAGAATTACAAGGATCTATGATAGACATCAAAAAAGTGTGTTGTGTATCTGTTGGGTCCATATTTGGGTTAGCGTACGTTCTTGGTTATAGACATGATGAAATCAAGGATGAATTGTTAAACAAAAATTTTGCTCAATTCAAAGACATCAAGCTTGCTAATTTTTTTACAATGTATGGTTTGGATTCTGGTAATAATATAATGTCTTGGGTTGAAACGTTGATGTTAAAAAAAGGTTGTTCAAACGCGGCAACATTTAATGACCTTTACGCCCGTACAAACATTCACATGCAAGTCTTGGCAACAAACTTGAACAAGCAAACGTTTGCAGTGTTTGATCATATCCAAACCCCAGACGTGAAGTTAACAACAGCTATACGCTTGTCCATAAGCATCCCTTTTGTGTTTGCTGCACAAAGATACTTAGGAGATGTACACGTTGACGGTGGAGTACTTGACAATTATCCAATACATCTAGTTGAAGAAGACTTGCCCAACGTGTTGGGAATACGGTTAGTTGCTGAAAGAATAGAAGACAACAAAATAGAAGATATGAACGCGTATGTGGCCAACGTAATGTCGTGCTTGATATCTCAGCGGCACACATCTATGAAAGAAAAATACAAAAAGTATACAATGTTGGTCCAAACGGGGAGCAAAAACCAAACAGTAAACTTTGCCTTGACAAGACAAGAAAAGCTCCGTTTGATAAAAGCTGGGTATGAAGCTGCTGACAGATACTTCGCAGAACTTGAATTTAAAAAAGAAAAAAATAGTAGATAACACTAAGGCTGATGATTCATGATCTCACAAAACTAGATGTCATCAAACAAATAGGTAAAGGATCTTTTTCGAACGTGTATTTGTGCAGGCGGGATTGTCAGAACTTCTTTGATTCCGATGACCAAGGTGATTTTATTATCAAGGAAATCAACATAAATTCGCTAGTCAAAAACTACGTTTCAAATAACACTCAAGACAGAATCAAACATCGGTTTGTTGATCGAAAACGTGTATTATATACAGTAGATGTGCCTCTAACCCCATACCAAACAAATGGGCAAAGTAATCCTGTGCACAAGATGTTCAAGGCCCAAGAAACATTTAGCGAAGACGAATACTACTATAAACGTCTCAAAGAGCTTATCGATAGTGAAATAGAAGTTCTATCCACGCTCAATCATCAAAACATTATAAAGTTCTATGATTATCAGTCGTCGAGCGGTATATATTATCTTAGTATGGAATATTGTGAATTGGGTGATGTTCATGAGGCTTTAAAAAATACCGAACGTATCGCTGATTATGACAACGCTAGAAACCAGTTCAATGGTATGTCCATGAAATTTATACTTGACTTTATAAGACAGACGTGCGATGGATTTGTCCATTTACACAATGCAAATATAATCCATAGAGATGTGAAATTGCATAATATTTTGATTAAACGAGACCTTACAAACGGTGTATCTTTCAAAATTTCAGACTTTGGTTTTTCGTGTTATGATTTAAAGAATGCTGATGAGATTGACACTGATGATGTTTTAACACGAAAATATTTCAAATTATGTGGTACGCCTTATTACATGGCACCAGAAATTATAAAGAACATGCATTATCTCGAAAACTTTACAAAGTTCAATCACGACGACAAAAATACCATCGAACTCACCCATTCTGGATTAGATGCAGAATACAAGGAGAAACTGTTTTATGGTAAATCAATAGACTTGTGGAGTTTTGGTGTGTGTATTTATGAACTGTTTTTCAACTCGCTTCCATTTCCTGAAATAAAAAACATACAAGACCTTGAAGTGTTTTACGCCCGGTCTGATGTCCAAGACTACATAAATTTGAAAGTGTATGGTAATGGAACCGTTCCAGATATTTTTAGAAAACTCTTACACTTACTAATGCAAGTCAATCCTACTCAACGAGCTTCAATAACTCAAGTCAAAGCGTTTATTGACGACCATTCAAGCGAACTTGAAAAACAATGTGTGGCGTCAAAGACTGTGTACCCTATATCAAATAACAACGAAACACTAAAAACACAAGAATTTCAATTCTTTAAGAATGTAGTAAGTAATCCCATCAACCAGGACTTGTACGAAACCGTGTCACTGTCAGATTCATGGGAAAAGGTAAACAAATCTAGTTCGTTGATAATGAAGATGAGCGTAGGAAAAGGATTCTTGGATTGGCTAATGAACAAAACATAAAAAAAGGGTTTCAATTCTGCAGCTGCTACAGAATAAGTTTAAAATTATGTTCTATACTGTTGATAAAATGGACAATATAGAAGAAATTGCAACGGAAATATTTGGTAAACCACCAGGGGCACCAAACAGTATCCAATTACAGCTCGAAGACGCTACAGCAGATATTGCTGTCCAGGAGGGTGTAGACAACTTTGTGTTTAACATTTTATGCTTGTTGACATTCAGAGGGATGGAAATACTTTACGGGCACAAAAATATGCTACAACTTACTGAACAGAATTTCGATCTGATTTCAGAGTACGTAAGGTCATATGGATACAAGATTGATGTTGTAGGAAACGATTCGATTGAATCTCCTTGGGAACTTCAAAAGCGAGGTGTGCAATTGAGAAGATACGCCATTTCTTTTGACAAGATCTATTAAGGAAAAAATGAATAAAGCTGGTGTTTTAATAGTTTCAAATGGGAACAAGAGGTACATACGTATTTGTTTACAAGGGTATTTACTATGTATTTTACAATCACATGGATTCATACCCTGAAGCTCTAGGGCAAATTCTAGTAATGATGATTAAATGTGATGACTACGACACTTGGGGTGAAACACTTGTAGACACCATTATTAACAAGAATTGGAAGATAAGAAAATTAATTCGAAACGACTTCGGAAACTACAAAAGTGTTCCTGTAAGCGAAGATGATATAATGGAAGATACAGAGTGGACCAAGACGTCTTTCATGCATACGGGTGATTCAAAATTGTTGTTAAAATGGGATTACACTTGCCTTTTGAAGCATTGCGAGATCATAAAAGCATTGGTTCAAACGTGCTGTCCAACATTGGAAAGATCAGACCATATAGTATCTGGGCATTACGATTCAGAAGAAAGCGTGTTAAACGTCCATCAGCAAGACTGGACATATTTAATAGATCTTGATACACATAAGTTTAAAGTATTTGGAGGTATGAATGATGTATGCTTTCCGTTGAGCGGAATCCCGTTCGATTGGATAGACAAGATAAATGCAAAGGAATGAAGTTTAAAACTAGTGAACAAGTAAATCCAATGGGACTAATGGAAATTACAACGATGAAACCTGAAGCTTGCTTCTTGGAAATTATCAAGTTTGTAAAAGAAAACAAGAATTCATTTGAAGACATTGAAGACAATGTGACAAGTAGTGTTTTAAGCTACTCTAAGATGAGAAATTTCAAAGGAACATATACTTATGAAAACGTCTTTGCCATCGGCGAAGGTGCTTGTTTACATTTCTATTTTTCTAACAAGAGGACTTATATATCGATAGACAAGAAAGACATGACGGACTATGAAGTTTCGAAGTTTCAATACTACTTGTTACTTTACACTGAGGCGCTGTTTCAAAAATACAACATTGATCTATTTATCAACGAACTACAAACATTTACTGTACAAGAATAACTCTCCATCTCATTTGGTACGCGATTGGGATGGATTTATTGGTACAACTGTAAACATTGTTGTTTGGAAGGACGTGATGAAATTTGATTTACCAGGTAGGGAGTACACTGTTTCTTTCAAATAATGACTTAATTATATTTAATTGTTTTTAAATATGTTTTTGAGAAATTTATTTTCTTTACAGAGAGTATAAAAACAACATGGGAGGAGGACTGATGCAATTAGTAGCGTATGGAGCTTAAATATCTGGGTTCCAATAGTGAGCTGCTGAGATGGTTCGTATATACACCATTTCGGGTAAACAGTATAAATATACGAGTGGGGAAATCATTTCCTGCTATATAACTTGCTAGTGAGTTGAATTAATTTCAACTTGCGAAACTTTCAAATTGCGGGAACATCCTGAGAGCTCTAAATACTACTTACGTACAGTGATGTATGTAATACCCGGGGTAATGACCTAGGGCATAGTAAAAACTTTAGAGATTGGAAAATCCGCAGCCAAGTATCTTATATTAAAGAAACTGAAAGTGAATACTGTTATAATTGATTATGGAAGGTGATATATATTGCTTAACAAGTCCTTCTGGTAAAAAATATGTTGGTCAAGCTGTCAAAGTGTTATCAAACGGGAAGACATGGGGATATAAATGTAGATGGAGAAGTCACAAAATTGATGCTAGAAATGGCAAAGACTATTGTAGACTACTAAATAATGCAATTCGAAAGTATGGGTCGGATGCATTTACCATCGAATTACTACACGAGTGCAAGATAGAGGACCTTGATTCTCTTGAAAATTACTATATAGTAACCCTGAAGACCATGTCCCCGAACGGGTACAATTTGATATCTGGTAAATCAGCATCGAGACAATCAGATGAAACAAAGGAATTGCGTAGACAAAGTATGATTGGTAAAAATAAAGGAAAAGTCCTTGACAAACGATCTAGGATACGATCTGCAGATGCCGATTTACCAAAATATGTGCGCCATTACCTTGATTCATCAGGAAAAGAAGGATATAGAATAAGTAATCACCCAAAATTAAAAGATAGGTCATTTGTGAGCAAGTATGTTGAAATGCAACAGAAACTTCAAATGGCTTTACAGTATTTAAATTCAGAATAGGCAGATATAAGATGAAGGTTCAACGAGTAGACGGAAGTTGGGATTCTATGATAGTACTAGCCATACTTGAGAATTCTTAAGGTGTACTCTAACCCCAATAGAAATATTGGGTAGTATCGCAAGATATTTACCTTAGTGGAAATCCACAAATTACTTAAAGAAAATTGAGTTGAAAAGTAGTCAGCTATAACTATGAGGATATGTTATAGATAAAACTGTTAGTGTTCCTCTGTTAGTCATTTAACCTCCACCTCCAGGTTTTTATCACTTGACTAACAACACTGCTACTAGTGAAGTACTACGGTGCTTTGCAACATTATCAAATTGCGGGAAACCCCTTAGAGCCAAAGATACCAAAGTGTGCATGGAAACATCACACTGGCCAAGACTAGACTTGGGTATGGTAAAAATTCTTTGGATTGGGCAATCCGCAGCCAAGTCCTAAATTATGAAATTCATAACATGGAAAAGGTTCAACGACTAAATGGTAATGGGTGATTTGCTTCGGCAATTTGCTTAAGATATAGTCTAGTCCCGAATTTGCGATACAAATTCATAAATACGCCGAAAGGCGGGGTGTAAACGTTTTCAAAGTCGTATACAGACGACACACTAACTTTGCAATCGAATCGATCGAACAAACCTTTTTATGTTAAAGGGTAGAAAAGTAGTCAGCCACAATTAAGAGGATATGTTGTGGAAAAACTGTTTGTGTTCCTCTTGTAGTCATCGTCGGCATCCCTTCCGTTTTTATCCGGTGATTACAAACACAGCTACTAGTGAACTCAATTGAGTTTGCAACACTTTCAAATTGCTGAAAACCCCTTAGAGCCTTTGATACCAAAGATATAAAGGAAACTTTTTATCTGGCCAAGATTACACTTGGGTATGGTGACAATTCAAAGGAAGCTTAGCGCTTCACAAATTAACTTTTGTTGATTGGGCAATCAGCAGCCAAGCTCTAAAGATTAAAATTGAAAAATAAAAATAAAAGCAGAATATAGAATGGGTGTAATATATAAAATTACATCACCTTCTGGAAGAGTTTATATAGGACAGACAATGCAAGATATTGAAAAACGATGGAAACAGCATGTAGATGCTGCACACAGAGTTTACAAAGATCATTGTAAAGTCCTGAATAAAGCTATTCGGAAGTATGGATCTAAAAACTTCACAATTGAAATATTATTGGAATGTTCCGATGATGAATTGAATGGTAAAGAATTTGAGTTTATCAAACTACACAACAGTATTGTACCCTACGGTATGAATATTAAGTTAGGTGGAAGCTCAGGAAAACATCATCAGTCGTCAAAAGATAAGATTAGTAATTCATTGAAAGGTAGAATTGTAACATCTGACACAAGATTGAAGCTTTCGTCAACCACAAATCCAGATTTACCAATGTATGTAATAAAAGTATCAACAAACGGATACAGAGTTGTAAATCATCCTATGGGTCCTGAAAAAAGATTTATTTCATCAAAGAAAACAGATGAATATAACCTACAAAGGGCACTTGCGTATCTTGAAAAACTAAATGAATTGACCGAGCCAATTGTGGTGGTACAATCTACATTAGAGAAATACATACGGAAACATAAAAATGGATATTGTGTAAAGTACCCAGGTGAAAAGCCAAAATACTTTGTGTCAAAAACAATTCTAAACGAAGATCTCTATAAATCTGCTCAAATTTTTTTAAATCAATTAAAGTCCAAGAGTGCAGTTCAACGACTAAATGTAAGTGGGTGAAGTAAAATTCTAACAGAATTTCATTTTGCTTAAGATATAGTCTAGTCCCCAGGTTAAGTCCTGACAAATACATCGAAAGATGGGGTATAAACGTTAACGGAACCGTTGACTTTGGTCGCAAGGTCTCTTGCACTGTTTCTAGAAACGGTGACTTGATTCACAAAGTATATCTCCAGGTCGAACTGCCATCAGTCGATCCCACTGGAGGTGACTTTAACTGGGTTGAGAATGTTGGTCACGTTCTTATTGAGGAAGTCTCTATCGAAATTGGAGGCCAGACCATAAACTAATCTGTGGTCAGAAGTATCTACTTAAACAGTAAGATGCTAGTTATAAAATGTCTGAAAGTAATTAATTTTACTTGTGCCATATGTATAGCAACACTTTCAAATTGCGGGGAACCCCTTAAGACAGAAAAAGTGAATAATATAATTTATCATTCCATAAGTAATGGAAACAAAAAAGTGTAACGTGTGTGGTATTGAAAAACACAAAACCCAAGACTTTCCAAAAAACGGAAAATTCCATAAAGCTATATGCAAAGTTTGTCATTGTGAAAAACAAAAGAAGAGATACGAAGGAAAGAAAGAAGATATATCAGAACAAAAGAAAAAGTTTTACGAAGCTAATAAAGAAGAAATTCTTGATAAAGCAAAACTTTATAGATCTGAAAATTCTGAAAAACTCAACCTTCAAAAAAAAGAGTATTACAAGGAGAATCGTGATACTATACTTCAAAAAACAAAGACAAAAAATTATAAAGAAAAGAGAAACAGTTATCTTCGTATCAAAAGACAAACTGATAAACAATTTTCAATGATATGTGCATATAGAGCAAGACTCAACGAAATTTTACAAAAACAAAAGCGTAATTCTTACTTACAGTATCTAAACTGTGATAGAGAAACTCTTTTGGATTGGTTAGAATTTCAGTTTACTGACGAGTTCGAATGGAAAACGTATGGAAAAGAATGGGTGATAGACCACGTAATTCCAATAGATTTTTTTGATTTACAAAACTCTGGACACACTTACATGTGTTTCAGTTGGTTCAATTTGAGACCTTGTACAAAAGCGGTCAATTTGAGTAAATCGAACAAAATTATGTTGGATGTGGTTGAAGAACATCAAAAAACACTTGATAAATTTATAGAATTCAATAAAACATCGAAAGATGTTAGGTACCAAACTCGAATAGAAATATTCGAGTGGCTGAGAAACAACCTCAGGTATGGTAAAAATCCTTCTGTATTGGGCAATCCGCAGCCAAGCTCCTAAGTCCGAGTGGAAATTTTAAAACAATTTACCACAGCGAGGATATGGAGAAGGTTCAACGACTAAATGTTAGTGGGTATGAGAAGCTTAGCACGCTTCAATGATTACTTAAGATATAGTCTAGTCCCTGAATTAACATTCTAAATACAATTCACAAATACACCGAAAGGTGGGGTATATCGTGATAAACACTACGGTGAGTTTCTTACTATCTGGAATGAACTCACTCAAACATCTGAAAAAGCTGCTGGTTACGACACTATGATTGGTAATGT